TAGTATCAAATATATTAAAATGTACTCCTGTACCATGATAAGAATGTATAGGATTACCTCTCTCATCGAGTATTTTAGTATAAGGGGCATAAGTTCTAAAATGTAAATCTCTCAATCTCTGAGCTTCAGCCATATCTCCTCTTATAATAGCTGCATCTTGTGCAGTAGTCCATTGTTCTGGAGTTATTAAACGAGCGTTTTCTTCTGTAATAACCGGAGTACTTTCAATTCCTCTTACAGAACCTACAGTTGTTTTATTATCAATCATTCCTAATCTTCCAGTAGATCGGTAATAGTTAAGAGCTGGATTTATATTCTTATCATAATAAATAAGCCTATTTATAACTTCATCTGGCATACTATTAACCTTATTGACGGCCTCTTGTCTAATATTATTAACAACTCCTTCAATTTCTTCTTCTGGTAATTCTTCAAATGGAACAAGCTCAAGTTCATCAGATATTATAGTATCAACTAAATGTTGTTTTTTCTATTGTATTATTTCACTAGTAGTTGGAGCTTTAGGATACTCTTTTAATACATCTCCTTCTAATGTAGTAATACTTCTAAATGGTTTTCCTCCAGTTATTTTTCCAATTTCAAGATTTTTCAACCAATTAGGAACCCAACCTCTATGTTCATAACTATATGTATATTTTGAGACAGATGGATTAGTAATTTGTTTAAATAATATATTACTCATCCACTTAGGCATTTTTTCAGCAATTCTTCCTGGATTCTATAATGGCTAAACATCAAACAAATCATCTATTGTAAATGTAAATTGATTTCCATTTATTTGTTTATTATATGAAACATTTCCACCATAATTTCCTAAATCAGATGTAACTCCAGTTCCTTCTTTAAGATTAGATATTCGTTTTACATACTCAGTTAATCCAGAATCAGGAATTTCTTTCAAATTTAATGTATATATTTTATTACCATGAGTGTCAACTCGACCGGTATCAAGTATATACTTTGGAGTATGCTCCATTCCTTGATATATCTAAAACGCTTCTTTTCTTAGTTCTGCATTAATTTTAGGATCATTTATTGGAAATTCTTGCCACATATCAAATCCTTTGATATCACCTTTTTTAAGATATTCATACCATTTTGGATTTTGTTCAAGTTCTTTCCAGAATGAAAAATAATCTTTTAATGCTTGTGGAGCTTCACCTACTATTTTACCTTTAGGATTCCATGATATATTGCTACTATAAGAACCAGGAGTAAGATTGTTATACCAGGCAGTTCTCCATCTTTCTGGCATATATCCTTGTCTTAGTAACAGTAAATTTAATGCATCTCCAGCTCCAGATAAAGCTGCTCTTCCATAATTACCTTTCTTAATTTCTTCCCAAGTTTTTGGAACACCATTCTCATTTAATAAATGTATTCCTCCATATACTCCTTGTGCTACTCTATTCCAAGCATTTTCACCAAACATTAATGGAGATAATACTTCAGCTGCTCCAGTAAAATATTTACCATTTTTAATATTATTCCAACCTTCTTGTGCTGCTGTAGCATATCCACCTGTCAAAAGATTAGCAAAGAATGGACTTAAATTAGAACGATCTGCTGCCTAATCAGATCTATATCTTTGCATTAAATGTTCAGTTTCTACATCTTTTGGAGCAACACCCTTACTTTCCATATAATATTGATATGGATTTAATGGTTTATGTTTTTCTTCCTATACAATATTATATGCATCAACACTGTATGCTGGTTTACCTGTATCATCAACAAGTGATTTAACACTTTTAGGTGTAATAATAAATTCTGGATTTATATATTCTTCAGGTTTAGTAACTGTTACAGTTCTATCTGCTCTATATATAGGAACAATAGTAAACTATCCATTTTCATCTATACTAAAATTATATGCACCAACAGGAGCATAATGTTTCTCTTCTGGTATTGGCATATTATATTATATAATAAAAATCGGTTCTTAATTTTTCTTTATCTAAATCATATTTTATATAATCTCCATTTTGCATATATACACAATTTTTATCATAATCCCATTTAAAGTATCCTTTATAGTTGGGTAAGAGTCCTATCTTACCCAACTATATTTCGTGTTCTATTTCTTCAAACGTCATCGTCAATATGTTTTTGATTATCTTTTTTCCAGATATTTGTTATACTATCTACACCCAATAATGCAACGGATGCATATATAATATCTGCAGTAATAAGTGGAGCCTATATATTTAATATAGTACAAATAATTGCAATTATCAATACTACACCAAATCCAAATACTCCACATACTCTTTTACTACTTAAATCTCCGCTATTTGCTATAAATATTGTTCTTAATGATCGTTTCATTTTAATTTAAGGCTTGTCTTGCATATGCTAATCTATCTGACATTAATTTTCTATAAGAACCACTTCCGTTTCTTGTATATATTCTGTCAATATCAGAAACAGATGCTAGTTTACCTCCTCCGTTTTCATATCCTCTTAAAACAGAATCTGTAGCTCCCTATAAATCAGTTCTTCTTAAAAAATCATTCCAGTTGTTTCTTCTTGCTTTATATTCAGCTATTGCTACATGTATTTGTTCTTCAAGACTTGTATTTAAAATACCTGGACTAGATTTTCCAAATACTTGTCTATAGAATTCATCAAATTTTTTGTGTCTAGAACCTGTCCACTATGCTATTCCACTTCCACTATCTTTTTTAGATTTAATTCCCGGATTTAAATTTGATTCTGCATACCAAACACCAGCTAACGCTGAAGCGTGTGTTGCATCTAAACCAAAGTTCTACATTAAATAATTTTTTACATATTTAAGTCTCTATGTTCCAGTTTTTCCTACATTTTTATTACTTGGAGTAATTCCAATATTATTACCATAATTTATATATCTAGAACTCATCTATATAGCCAACTTATCTGGACCCAAGTGTAGTAATCCATCTCTATATTTATCAGCTCCTGTACGTTTTCTAATATCTGGATGTTGATTAGTTTCTTCTATTATACCTTTTCCGTGATTTATTAACCAAGCTCTTATTCTAGGATTATTATAAATATCATTTAATAATTTAGTATAGTCACCATCTGCTGCTCTAAAATCAATTGCTGCTGGATGTCCCCAATCGTCTTTATGACTATGATGACTTGTTCGACCTTGCTTTGTTTTTGCTCCAGGTCTTAAATCACTTGTTACAATAATATCTAAACCTTCTTGTTTTAACAACTCAGGAAATGATAAATCCATATCTGCTGAATAATCCTATTGTTGCTATTGTTCAGGAGAATCTAATGAAAATTCTCCATTTTCAAAAGAACTTCTTAATGACTATATATACTAACCCATATCTTGCATTTGACTTACATATGGATTTAGTATTGTATTTTGTCCATCAGCAACAAACACTCCATTTACTAATGGATTTGTTAAACCTTGATATTCTTCCATAATTAATGTTTCCATTTACGAGCATTTTCTGCAAACACTGATCTCTTAATAAGAGTTTTATTTCCAGATTTCTTAGCTCTATTTATACAATCCTATGTTACATTTCCTCCACAATAATCTGTGAATTTACCTCTATTCTTTTTCTTTATATGAATTTTAGATCCAGATTTAAACATAATAGGCATTCCAGATAGCGTAGTATTTAATTGTTGCTATTTATCATAGACTTTTTTATTATATTCTTTCTTAGCTTCAATATCATAATTTTTAATAAGATTATTTAAATCTTTTCCTGTTTTATATTTGGGATTAAGTATAAAATCTTCAAATGCTTTACTAAGTATTTCATGAGCTTTATTTTCTGTAGATCCGTATGTCTCATATCCATTTAAACCATATTGTCTAGGAATATCTCCTCCTATTAAGGAAATTACACTAACTCCTTCTTTAATTTGTTTTAAATGAGGAATTTCATCAAAAACTGCAGTATCAACATTCCACGGATTATTACTTCTAGCCATTATTGTATTATTTATTGGGTCTACAAAAGGTCTATTTCCAGATATACCATATTGTCTATTTTTATTTGTTGTATCAACTGTTGCATTATTTCCAAAGGCTTTATAGATAATTGCAACTTTTTTAAGTCTATTTTCTAATGTATCATTCAAATTTTTTCTTAATTTTAATCTTCTTTTAATTGTTTCTTCATTTTCATCTGCATCTGGAATATATAATGGTTTTTTAGGATCAAGAATTTTATATAAATTTTCTCTAGCAACAGGATCTGGAAGTAATTGTCTAATTTCATCTATAACTTTACTACTTCCTAATTTTGAAGATAAAACAGTTATTCCATCATCTGTTAGCATTACTGTTTTATTACTTGTTTTAACTCCTTTTCTTTTGAAATCTGGAGATACTCCAGTCTAATATTCTCCGTATACTGGATCCTCATTTAAATATCTTTCTCTATCAGCTTTTTCTTTCTATTTTCTTGCATTATTTTGCCAATGATATTTTATTGGAGTTCCTGTTTTATGTTTTTTAATTAATTTTTTAAATGGATATTTTGCTCCTGTATAATCTAAAACTCCAGGTATTTTCATCTTATCACCTTTTTCAAACGATTGTGGTTTATTTTCAATCATCGGTTTTGTTATTATTTTCATTCGATTATCATCAAATAGTCCTCCCGGCTATTTGTTCCATTCAAACTATTCCGAATCAAAATTATTAAAACCTATAGTATTATTTAAATTCGTTAAAGTATTTTTTAATAGTTTCATATAATTATACATTTTGATTTTCACAAATTTAAATATAATATTGTTAAAATCCAAATGGTCTGTAAATAAAAAAAGATTATAAAGTATATTAGAACAAAAAGATGTATATTAAATTAAAAATAACATTCTAACCTAAAGAATGAAACTAGACTTATTTGTAAAAATTATAAAATATATTGACAAAATTCCAACTTGTACTAAAACAGTAATTATTGTTATTTTAGCTGGATTATTATTTGTCAATTATATTGAAAGACAGAATAAAGATATTTTAAAAGAATATGGAATATTTACAGAGCAGCAAGAACAGGTTGCTGAATCTTATACACTAGAAACAGCATCAATAATAAATAGATATGTTTCAGATATAGCAGATAAAGACCAAGAATGTTATAACGTATTATTATTAAATTATCATAATACGCAAAAAAGTTTGTAGGGATATCGCTATTTATATTTAAATTTATTAACTGAAAAACCAAAAGGAATAGATAATGAACCTGTTAAAGATTATTGGACAAATCTTGAGTATGTTTATTATGAAGATGAACTAGCTAGAATTCATAATAGTGATTGTTTGTTAGTTAATAACATTGAAGATATAAAACCAATAATGCCTAAGATTTATAAAAGATTAAAGATAAGTGGAGCACAAGCTGCAAGATTCTATACAGTAGAAGGACTTCAAAATCCAATAGGATTAATAATTATTTTATATAAAGATAATCCAACAAAAAATATTAATATTTTAACTGAAATACAAAGACTTGCAGTTTTACTTGATTATAGAAATTTAAAACATAAATGATATATGAATATTGATAAACAGAATGGTGCGGTAGCTTTTTCAGAAGATACACATACATACTGGAATGTTAATGATAATGAAAAGTACATTTCAGTTACAACATTAATTGGAAAGTACGAGAATGAATTTGATAAAGAGTTTTGGAGTGCTTACAAAGCATTAGAAAGATTAATTCCAGCAGAAAGTTGGAAAATTGAAAAAAAGTCCTTATTAAATAGTAAAAAATTTGATGAAGAAATACTAAATATATATAATATTTCTAAATTAGATTTTAACAAGACTCAACAAAAGATTTTAGATGAATGGCAAGAAGAAAATCATAAATCTTGTGAAAGAGGAACTAAAATTCATGCAATGTTTGAAAATGCAATGTATAAAGCAGGTACAGAAGTGTCTTTAAAGAAATTTGGAATAGGAGGAAAATTTGAATGCGATAAAGGAAGAACTAAACTAGATTTAGAAAATGGAGTCTATCCGGAATATTTAATTTCAAGAGTATCTCCTGATGGAATACTTAGATTAGCAGGACAAATTGATTTATTAGTTAAAAAAGGTAATGAAATAACTATAATTGATTATAAAACTAATAAAAAAATTGATCAACATTCATATTTTGATTCCAAATCAAAAAAGACACAAAAAATGAAATTTCCTTTAAATGATATTGAAGATTGTAATTTTTGGCATTATACGTTACAATTATCTACATATGCTTGGATGATAGAAAAGTTAAATCCAAATTTTGTAATTAAAGATTTAATAATTATTCATTACGATCATAATAATAAACAAACAATATATCATTTAGAATATCTAAAAGATCAGGTTGAAAGAATGTTAAAGCATTATAAAAAAGAGATATTACATTAGAAAAGTATTTCAAAATATAAAAGAATTGAATATTAATTATGGGAATAGGACAAATAGTTAAGGGACATGTTAATGAATTACTCGGTTTAAATAAAGATATGAATCGAGCAAGAATGGATATATGTAGAAAATGTCCATTATTTTTAAATGAATTAGGAGGAATCTGTAATCCAAGATTATATTTAAATCCTGATACAGAAGATGTTAGTACAATAAAGATGGATGGTTATGTTAAAGGATGTGGATGTAGACTTTCTGCAAAAACTAGGTTATCAGGAAGTAGATGTCCAGCTAATAAATGGTAATATGATAATTGAAACAATTGATGGAAGAGATACAAATCTCGATTTGACAGAAAAGGGTAAAATTGCTAGACAAATAACAGGACTTGAAACTGATGGCAAACTCTTTGCAATGAATAAGGAAAGTATACAAGATATGACCAAGAATGAAGCAATTAGTAAGTTCAATCAACAGGTTGATGAGTATACTAAAAGGTTTGATAAATATAATGAAAAATTAGAAGAAGAATCTAAAAGATTAACCGAAGATTTTGAAAAGCTTGAGATTAAACCATTTGGACAATATGTATTAATCAAACCATTTGACCAAAATCCATTTCAAAGAATAAAGAAAGAAGGTAATATTATAACTGATTTAGGAGGACTTACTCCTATTTATAAATCAAATGAAACTGGACAATTTGAGGAAGAAGAATCATTTATTCATGTAGGAACTATTGTAGAAATTGGTCCAGATGTAAGATATTTAAGAAAAGGAGATGCAGTTATGTGGACTGCTCCAACGGAATTACCGATTCCTTTTTATAAACAAGGATTAGTTACAGTTTTTGAGCCAAATATAAAGGCAATTATTAATGTAGGATTAGAAGAACGATTTAATAAAATTAAAAATGATGGACAACGATAAAATATATTTTCAACCGGGAGATCTTGTAACATTAAAGAAAGATATTCCTAATAAGCCAATTATGATAGTTGTTAAGAAAGTTACAACTGTATTTAAAAATGAAAATGAATCATCTTTAAAAGGTATAAGATGTAGATGGTTTACAACAGATGGATTACTTCAAGAAGCAATTTGGAATACAAAAGATTTATATAAATTAAATTAATTATGCCAATTTTTGATAAAGTAAAAAAATTATGGGATTATTAGAATAAATATAGTAAGCAACCACTTCCAGGAGGAACTTTACAAGAAGTAACAATATATGGAAATGGAATCCCAGATAATAGACCAAGACTATATAATATAATAGATACTACTTTAGAAAATTAGGATTCAAATATTAGACTTCCATACTTTAATACTTACGAATATGTAGATTCTGGACCATTCCAAGGATTAACTCCTGTACTATCAAAAGGAGATGCTTATAAGGGTGTAGAAAGATGGGTAGATGGAACTCCAGAAACTGATAAAAAATATAATAGATATAATGTAATTAATTATAATTATCACGATAAAAATACTTTTTTCCCTGCATATGATAATAAAATATATGTTGGAAGAACAGATCCAAATCGTAATTAGTATATAAAAGGAAATAAAAGCATGATTAAAAGAAAATTTCAACAAGGCGGACAAATGGATCAACAACAACAAGCATTAGTGCAATTTATACAAGGTATTGCTCAAGTAGCACAAGTTGATCCTCAGCAAGTTATGCAACTTGCACAACAAGAACCAGATAGATTAGAAACTGCAGTACAAGTATTTCAACAAACACAAGATATACAACAAGCAGCTCAAGCATTTTTTCAAAAGGAAGTACAGAGTGCAAAGAAAGGAGCTAAATTAAATTATCTGAAGGAACTTTCTGGAAAATGTCCAGAAGGACAACAATTAGTTTATTTTAAGAGTGGAGGTCATATTTGTTCTAAATGTATGGCTAAGAAACAAAAAGGAGATACTATAGAAGAAGCTAAATGCGGTTCTAAGATGAAAAAGAAAAAAGGTTGTGGAGGATTTAAAATCAATAAAGCAAAATTTGGAGGTAGTTTAAACGGAATCCCTTTTAAACAACCAGGAGGAATTGTAAAAAGAATAAATAATACGTTATATGGATTAAAAAAATGGGCAGATATAACCAATCATCCACAAAGTGCTCAAGGAACTGTTACAACAAAAAATGGAATTGATAGAACGATCTGGGAAAATGAATTTGGATAGCCAACTGATACAACTTACACACATCCTATTTATCCAGAATGGTATGCTAAAAAAATATATGAAGAAGGAGGAGACAATCTTATTAATAGAGGAATAAGAAAAGTTAAAAAAATAATAGCAAATCCAAAATTTTCTTTAGGTGACGGAGGTAGCTTAAACTAAGTTCTATTATAAATAATAAGAACAATGTTACATATATTTCAATATAATAATGTTTATGGTCAAGTGGAAATAGATAAAGCTGAAGTTCTTTTAATTTCAGAGTTTGCAGCTTTAATGAATAATAAGCGAAATATTTGTAAAGAAGATAAAACAGGAGAATAGCATCTACGTGCATTCAAAGAATTTACTTATATTTGGTTAGCTCTAGATTGGGGTAGTTTTTATGCTGAATATACAGAATAGGAAAGACACACCGAAGCATTAAAGGATTCTGGTTTAACAGAAGAAGAATTTAATGATCCTACTTTTAGAGCGGCTTGTAGAAAATACAGACAATTACAAGAAAGTAATTTAGCTTTGAGAACATTAGGTGCAGCAAGAGTAACTATAAATAAATTTATAGATTATTTTTAGAATCTCGATCCAGAAGAAAGAGACGAACAAACTGGAAAACCAATTTACAAAGTCAAAGATATAATAACAGAAATATCTAATATGTCAAAAGTATTAGATGAATTAAAAACACTTGAAAGCATTGCCAAACGAGAAATGCAAGAACAATCCCAGATTCGTGGCAATGCTACTGAAGGTTTCTTACCTGATTAATGGAAGAAAAGAAAAAGAGAGGGCGACCTAAAAAGATTAAGTTGCCTGATGAAGTTTAGAATATAGTTCAAGAAGTTCTAGAAGAAAAGAAAGAACAAGAAGAACAAGAACTTCATGATTTTGTTGAAGAATATAAACAAGAAAAACGTAAAGGTCGCTGGGATGTACCTTTAGATACCCCTATAGAATATTTTGATCCAACATTGTCATATGAATTAACTGGATATAAACCAATCAATAGAACTCAAGGATTAGACTTTGATCCAAATTGGTTTACGAAAGCAAGAGAGAGTAAAAGAAACACAGGTCATTACTGTTCATATCATTTTGGATCAAAATCTTATAGGGAATTTTGGAATGAAGAATATAGAAGATGTAGAGAAGGTTATACAGTAAATGGATATACAATTACTGGAGACCATTATTTCTTTTTAAATTATTATTAGTTGATGAATACAGCTGAGACTAAGAAAGCAGGTGAAGGTAGATTTATGGACTTCCCTGATTTCTTAGTTTCTTAGTATGAATATCTTCATTATATAGAACTATGTCGTAGAACAAGAAAAAATGCAGCTCTAATGAAAGCTAGAGGATTAGGTTTTTCAGAAATGAATGCGTCAATTATTGCAAACCTTTATTCCACAAGAAAAGCTTCTATGGGTATAATTGCAGCTTCAGATAGTAGAAAATTAACTCCAACACTTGAAAAAGTATGGAGTGAATTATCATTTTTAAATGACAATACTGATGGAGGATTTTTTAAATTAAGACAAGTTCTTGATAAACAAACTGAAAAAAGGTCGTCACACTATAAAGTTGTTAATGGACAAAAAATAGAAGACGGATGGATGTCTTAGATAGTAGGAATTGTTGCAGATTCTCCTAATAAAATAAGAGGTTATCGTACAGATATGCTTATATTTGAAGAAGCAGGTTCCTGGCCAGGACTTAAAAAAGCATTTATACAAGGACAAGCTCTTATAGGTATTTTAGGAAATCAATTTGGATTTTCTATTGCCGGAGGTACTGGTGGTGACAGCGGTCCTGCTTTGGAAGGATTAAGAGATATATATTATAATCCTAATGCATATAATGTATTACCATTAAGACATAAATTTACATCTACTGGAGAAGTAGCATTGACAGGATACTTTTTACCTGCTTATAGTATGGTTTTAGCTCCTGGATATATAGATAAACGAGGATGGACAGATCCAGAAAAAGCAAAGCAATTTCACGAAAAAGAAAGAACAAGAAAAGCAAATGATCCTAAAGGATTATTAATTTATCAAGCTGAATTTTGTTTTAATGCTGAAGAAGCATTTGCTTTAGAAGGTGACAATAAATTTAACAAAATAATATTATCTAGTCAATTAGCAAATATAAGAATCCATAAACTCGGTCCAAAAGTATAGAATGGAGATTTGATGCCAATATATAAAAATGGTAAAAGAGATGTAATAGGAGATGCAATAGATGTTAATTGGATTCCAAACAATGATGGAAAAATACATATTTTAGAACATCCAATTTGGACAGATTAGTATAGTAGAGATAATGAAGAACAATTAAAAGAAATATCTAAATAGGAAAATGTTTCATTAGATTCCCTTAAAGAAATAACTGAAACATCTACTGGATATAAAATGATGTCTAATTTATATGTCGCAGGAATAGACTCAATAGATATGGGAAATGATCAAACATCTGATTATACAGATGATCCTTCTAAATTTTGTATAGTTATTAAAAAGAGAATTAAAGGATTAGATACTCCAAAATATGTTGCTTATTATATGGCAAGACCTGATAAAATCAGAGATGCATATCAAGCTGCAATTAAATTAATGATGTATTATAATTGTAGATGTAATATAGAAGCAACAAGGATATCTATGATTCAATGGGCTAAACAAAATAATTCTATATAGTATTTTATGAATAGACCTAAAGCAACATATCCAGATTAGGCAAAAAGAAAATCAACATAGATAGGAACCCCAGCAACAAAACCTATTATAGATCATTAGACTGACTTAATAGCTAACTTTATTGAAGACTATGGAGATACAATATGGTTTGAGGAAATGTTAGATTAGTTAATAAGATATAATGATGAAAATAAAGGAAAATTTGATATTGTTGCTGCAATGTCAATGGCTGAACTAGCTGATGAAGAGTTAACAGGAGTAACTCCAAAGTTAGTAGAAGATGAAGTTAGTAATCAATGGTAGGATGTTGGATATTATAAGACTTCAGATGGAAAAGTACATTTTGGAGTTATTAATAAAAAAGAAGAACGCAAACTACCTGGATTTAAATGGAATAATATAAGAGAGGATGACATTAGCAGAAATAGAACAAGCAATCCTATGTTGTTTTACGGAAGTGTATAAAGTAGACTATGTAGGAACTTTAAAAGTTAAACGAATTGATCCAATTGGATTAGAAGTAAGACTTGGAATAATGAACGATAATAAACCTATGTACATTTCTGCTGAATTAGACGATATTCAGTTTCTGAAATACTTTAAAAAAGAATTGTATGATAGGAATCTAGATATGGTTGAATTCTTTAAAGGAGTCAAAAATTACCCAGATGATTGTTTATAGAAACTTGACGATAGATGTGGATGTCACGAGACGAACTAATAAGAAAAACTGATGAAGCAATAACAGAACTTGTATATGACAAGTGGGAATTGCAAAGAGCCTATAACTATTATAATGGTAAAAGAGACGCTGACTAGTTCAGATATATCGAAGAAAACTTTGGTATAGGAAATCCAACTAGCGTTGAGTTTATACCATTAATTAGAAAACATATAGACGCTCTTATAGGAGAGTATCTTGGGACTCCAATATTACCAAAAGTTACTTGTAAGGATTCAGATACTATAAGTAAAATAAATAGAGAAAAACAACTTACAATCTTTAAAGAAGTATCAGAATTTTTATAGAAACGTTTAAAAAATAAAATATTGGAATCCTTTAATACTGGAGAAGATAAAGTAACAGATCCAACTATTAAAGAAGATTTAACTAATTTAATAGAAGATTTAGAATATAATTTTGAGTCATAGTATGAAACTGCTGCTCAAAATGTTATAGAATATTTGTTGCAATGTAGAGCAACAGATATGAAAACTAAACTTAGAACAATTCTTCTTGATTTATTAGTAAGTGGTTGGGCTTTCTTTCAAGCTAAACCATCTGAAGGAAATAATAATGTAAGAATTGAAGTACATAGTCCATTAAATACTTTTATTGATAGAAACCCAAACTCACCGTATGTAAAAGATTCTTATAGAGCTGTTATAAGAAGATGGATGACTGAGCAACAAATTTTAAATCAATTTGGAAAGAAGTTAACTAGTCAAGAAAGAGCAGACTTAAAAGAAACTTGTAAAAATACTTTTGAAAATACCGGAGCTTGGTATATAAGAGGATATTATGATAATAATGGTTATCCATTAACCGACGGATTAAGGGCAGGAGAAGAACCAACTGTCCCAGGTTATCCTGATAGTAACAGATGGTATAGAAATAATTTAATTCCTGTTTACGAAATAGAATGGACTGAAACAGATAAAAATTTTGTAATGTAGAGATATAAAACTTATAGAATAGGTTAGGATATTTATATACTAGAAGGTAGAGATAAAAATGTAATTCGTAGTCACGATAATCCAAATTATTGTGGATTAACTCTTAATGGATTATATTTTACTAATAGAAATGATGAACCTTATTCTATGGTATTAGCCTGTGCTTCATTACAAGATAGATATGATCTTTTGCATTTTTATAGAGATAACCTTATTGCTAATAGTGGAACAACTGGAGACTTTGTTGATGTATCAGTTCTTCCTAAGTTTCTTGGAGTAAATCTTCCAGAAAGACTTTTAAAATGGCAAACTTATAAAAAGCAAGGTCTTGCTTTAATTGATTCTTCACAAGAAGGAAGACTTGGAGCATCTCAAGTTCCAATTAATACTATATACAATGGATTCGATGATACTGTAAAAGCTCAAGCTATTCAAGCTATTTAGATGGCAATTGATGCAACTGAATAGACTTGTTCATCAATTACCGGAGTATTTAGAGAAAGACTTAACGGAATATAGCAAAAAGATGCTGTTACTAATGTTTAGACTAGTGTAAATAATTCATATATTATAAGTAGACAATGGTACCAACAAATGGATACTATTGTTGAGGAACTATTACTTGATGCGTTGAATTAGGCTAAAATAGTTTATAAAAATGGATTAACTGGAACTTTAATATTAGGTGATAGATAGGTAAGAATATTTACTGCTTATTCTGAATATTTTACATTAACTGATTATGATATTCATATTGTAAATAGTTAGGATATAGTAAAAGATACTGAACAATTGCGAGCAATCGTTCCACAATTTATTTAGTCTAATCTTGTAGATCCAGAAGTTATTTTAGATATTGCTACATCTAAAAGTGTTAGTTCAATTAAAACTAATTTGCACAAATCTATGAAAAAATAGAAACAAGAAAATAATTAGATTCAACAACTTACACAACAATTACAATAGATGTAGGAAGAACTTAAATAGACTCAAAGTCAATTATAGGCAGCAAGTTAGAAAGTTGAACAACTTAATGAAACTAAGTTACAACTTGAACGTGAGAAAATGCAGAAAGAGTATGAACTTACAATGTATAAGAATAAGACTGAAAGAGATTATAAAGAAAATGTTGCTAAAAACGACGATAGAAGGACTGCTATCGAGATTATGCAACTTACAGATGGAAATCCATATAACGATAAAATAATGCAAGTAAGACACTAATGGAATTAAAAATAAATATTTGTACGTCAGATTCTTGTAAAGTTATAGTTCAGGATTTAACATTGGATTATACAAAAGAATCTTCTGATGATGATATAACTAAGCCTAAGTATTCTGATACTAAAAGTTTAATTATCATCTAGAAGTTTTCTTCTGAAGATAGTTCTATTGTTAAAAATTTCTTTGTTGAACATAACATTGGAGAAGATATTGTATTTCCAATTCCTATTGAATTTGATGGATGGTTTAAAGTAAGTTATATTGTTCTTCCTACATTATAGTGGATTTAGAAATATGACTTAGAAGATATTAGTTCAGAATATAATTTAGTGTATTTTACTAATAACGATAAAATATATAAATTATCGGGTAGACAATATTCGGAAGTAACTTTAGCTGAAATCATTGAAGTTAATCCAGATTCTAATACCACAATATCTAAATATACACAAGATAATGTATCTATCTGTAACTTAAGAAAATGTTACATGGATTTAGTAAATAAAATATTAAATTCTAACTTTATAGGTAGATGTTTTAGTAATAATATAGATAAAAACTTAATATTTAAAAGAGACATTTTATGGATGGCTTTAAATAGTATAAAATATTTAGTTGAATTTTGTTAGTTTGCAGAAGCATAGAGATTAATAGAAAGGTTGATATCTTGCAATGGATTGTGTAGTAATAATTTAACTAATTCTTAGAAAAATGGCTGTGGATGTATGCACATGTAATAATATATTACAATTATCATCTGATGATAATGATATGATTCACAATTTAAAGAATAAAGTTGTTTGTGAATTTATGAATTTATTATTACTTACGGAAAAAGGGAAATACCCTGATTATGAATTTTTATTAGAATAGTTTAATTTATTAGATTCTTGTACTAATGTAGATAAACCTTTATTTGTTTTACAATTTTATTTGAATAATAAATGGGATGCGATATATTAACAAGTGAATCATGCTAGAATTAGTTATCTATCTTTTCTGAATTAAAGAAATTTAAAGAATATTTAAGCAATTTTGATTATGAATCTGTTATTGACGATTTAGTAAATCAAAAAACATTTCTATATGGAGATCCTGTTCCATCTGATAATTTTAAAACATTACGTGGAATATAGGATTATGTTTAGAATTTAAAAAATAGAATAGACGAATGCATAAATAATATAAGTGGAGATAGTAATTCAATAGATTGGAACAGTATTATAGATTAGTTACAACAACCAAGTGAAAATTATAATATAATAAAAGATTCAACATCTATAATTGATGCACTTGCAAAAATTAATAATTATTTAAATACACTTACTAATAATTAGACACAATTAAATTAGACATTAAATACTAAACAAGATATTATTACAGCTGTAGTAAATCCCAATATTACTGATGATGGTGGAAACCCTACAGTAAATAGTACATTTAATAATGGAGAATTATCTTTTGCTTTTAAAAATCTTAAATTAAGATTTAGTGATCTTACAGCAGCAGATAAAGAAGCAATTCGTGGACCTCAAGGAACCAGTGCAGTTTTTGACCCTGAGACTGGCAATATACTTGCTTCCCTTGAGAATACAACAGGGCAGAGTACATCCAATGCCATGACTCAAAAAGCAGTAACTGATGAATTAAAAAACATTACTGATGTTGCTGTGAAGGTAAAGACTACTTCAGACATCGTCTATAATGCTGGCAGAGTCAATGGCAGTAATTGGAATAAAATGAATAGTAGTGAAGATAATCCTTCTGACGGATTCTACATGAATGTAGTTGCCTATAGGGGCATGAGGGTTAAAATAACACCACAGTCAGGCAAAAGGGTAAGGGTAGGTTTCACGCAAAATATTCTTATAAGAAGTGGTGCAACGACTACAGATGATTTTGCTCTTGTTGATGGAACCTCAGTCAGCAATGGCACTGCGATTGTCTATGCCGACGGATACAGCAATGTTATCTATCCTGCTGCCAATGTTGCTATAGATGTGATGATACCAGGCAATTGCAACTACCTGTGGTGTTCTTATTTGTATGGGTCTTCTGGGGACATCCGACCATTATCTATAGAGTTCTTTGAAAGCAAGACAATTAACATCCTAAATACTGAATTGAGAGAGGCTATCAGTACTAGTGCAGAGGAAACATCGGCAAATGTGCTTGCAGCTGCTGAGAATAGTATAGGTTTGGTTAATTTTCATCCTACAACAGATAAATTAGGAGCATATACTTCAGGTAACGGCTATTATCTTGCTAAAGAAAATGGAGTGTGGGTATGGAAAGCAGATACAAGCAACTATACTGGAAGAACAATTGCATGGTCAGACCCCACAACGAAAGGAATGTCCATCTTGGTAGTGCCACAAGAAAACCAGCTTGCATACATAGCATTTGTAAAATCCAGCCCAAAACATGATGACGGAGTAGTAGCAGGAGATGAGGTTGAGTTTTGTGAGGGATGGGAGAGAGTCAAAGTGGATAAGCCTACAGTTTTCACTGTTCCTACTGATGAAGGTAATCTTCGATTCTTCTACATGGTGAAATACAATGGGAATAATTGTGGCCCACAATACTACCAAAGAGGATATACCATATCTGAAAGTCTTGACAAGCACAATGAGCGAATCTCAAATTTGGAAACACTGTCAGTTGACGGCAAAGAAGCTGCCTTTTCTACCAGGACTGGAGCTTATATTCTAAAAGAAGCTTATACTCAGTCCAATTGTGGAAATACTACAAAATCCACAATTGGATATTTATGGCTTATTCCAAATAAAGGATACACCAGTTTGGAATGTAAAAACTTATATTCTTGGGTGAGCTCCTATGGAGCACAGATTACTTTATACAGTGAGATGGAGATAAGCCATCAATATTTCATCAAGGATATCTCACAAGGAGATAAGGGTTTTCATGATTTCTCAATGGACTTGACCCCTTATAAAGATACATGCAAGCTGATAGTGGTTGCTTCAACAACAGGAAATGTTGGTTCGGCCGAGATAACATTAAAAGTACCTATGCTGTCAGTTATTGAGAATCTTAGCAAAAATAGTGAAGAAAGTTCCGATGATGACACAACACAAAACACAGTTAAAGATATGCTTGGTCAGGCAAGGTACGGGTATACATACACCTATACATCACAATCAGATACTGACTATACTATACCTATCAAAGCAGTGACTTTTCTCCATTTCAGTGACTTACATGGGGACGAGCAGTCAATGCAGGCCATTAAATCTTTTCTTGATGCAAATAGTTCACTGATTGATGATGCGGTGAACACAGGTGATACGTTGACTACTGCATGGTACACTTCAAGTGAAGATGAGCCAGCCGATAACAGTTGGGGTGTTTATGAAGAAGTTGGTCTTGATTGTGCAATTCACGCTGTTGGCAATCACGACAGGAGAAGTGACTATGGTGTTAAAGCAGGTTCAACAGCATCATATAGGAAAGTACCGAAACAACAGGCATATGAAAGATACTTTGCCAATGCCAGCACATGGGGACTTACTGTTCCTAGTGATGTAAATGCCCCATATCTAATGTTTGGATATAAGGATTATCCTTTTACTGATATCATTAATATCTTAGGAGATGAAGCAGCCAATTTCACAGGAACACTTGGTGTAAGGCTGATAGTTCTTGACGGTGAGTCAATTCTTAATGATGGTGCAACCAGCGTCAATACAGCATATAACAATGCGCAGATTTCCTTGTTCAGGACTGCACTCAAAGATGCCCGTGATAATAAGTTGATGGTTGTGGTTGCCTCACATTATACCCCTGGAACTTACGTCAGTGAAGGTATTGTAAAAAAGGCTGATGGGGAAAAAGTCTCCTTCCACGCTTATGGGAATTCTTCTGCAACCGGCATTAGCAGTACATTCCGTTTGCCTTCTGCCTATGGTCAGGCTGTGCAGGACTTTATAGATGGTGTATCAATGATGGGAGAAGAGGTTGACAGTGAGAATCCTGTTCATGGAAAATTTGCTATATGGCTATGCGGTCATTATCATCAGGATAAGCTGGCTTATGCATCTAAGTCATTCGAAGATGACCCAAGCGAAAATACTTCTATATCAGATGTATTGTTCAGTGCCATCAATAAGAGTGGTTACAATTCAAAGGATACTACAGCAGGACGTGCAAAAGATAAGTATAGATATTGTGCAAATATTGTTACCATACAGCCATATTACTCTACAATTAAAATTCAGAGAATAGGCATCAATATGGACAATAGACTTCGACCAATCAATGTGCTGTCTTATATTTTTAGCTGGGATGCAGAGAAAAGAAAAGTTATTGCAAACTATTAAGTCATGAACCGCATCACCCCATCAGAACCTCTGCAACGGCTGATTAATGTCTTGACATATAATTATAAAGAAAGAAAGGTCATTATAAACTATTAATAATTCAAATGGAAAAGTGGTTTGGTAGTGTTTACGAAGGAGTTGGGTCTGTTAAATCAGACCTACTCCTTAAAACACGAGGTTAGGTCAAAATACAAATAGGTAAAAAGTTTATAGACTTAATAAAAGATGGTAAACTTGCTAATTCATCTGATTCTATATTTAATGAAATCGATTCGGTTGATAATATATCATCTGAAGGAATTTATTTATGTGACGGTAATGTTTATATAAAAATTGGAGAATCGATAATACAAGTTGGAGAATTTGGAGAAGGAGTAACATATGTGTCATTCTTAAATGAATAGAATACAACTAACGATTAGAAAAATCTTGCAAAGAAAAATATAGGAATTTAGTTTGATACATTACAAGAAGCACAGTAGTATGTTGAATCTGGAATAGTATTTGTTGACGATAAAATATATTATATTCAAGGTGACTCTGTTACTGAGAAAACTTTTTAGAACCCTCATCCAAACCAAATTGTAATTAATAAATCAGATTCTTCAGTTGGAGCATTATCATTAAAAGGTAATAGTGAACTAAATGGAATTTTACTTAACGATAGCTCTAAAATATTTGATTAGGATTTAGAATTAACTTTAGATGGAAAAGAAGGAATAAATCTTTTAGTGGATGGGTATATTTTACTTCAATTAAAAAATTATGAAGTAACTATAAATTCTCCCTTAAAAGTAAATACAATTGAATCTTAGAACTTTTAGGAAGATGATTCTGGATTTAAATTAGATTCATCTACAGATTATTCTACTTTAGAAGTAGATAGAGTAAATGAACGAGATCCTAATCGAGAATTTGGGATTATTAATTCAGAAGATTCAACTAATTATTCTTTAACTGATTTTCCAAGATATTCTCCGGAATTAGAAGCTATATTGTTAACATTAAACCCATCTTCTTCTTCTGATGATAAAAGAATAATTCCAGATATACAATGGATTAAAACATATATATCATCTGGAGCAGAAGGAGAAACTATTACAGATGAATAGTATCAAGAAATATTAAACAGATTAACAGCACTGGAAGGAATATCTTATACTGGAGGATATATGATAAGTATAAATAGTAGCAATGAAATTTCAGTGAATTATGATCAATATTATGATTAGTAATTATGCCAACAATAAGTAATAAAAAGACACTGTAGTTACTGAGAAATTCAGTAATATACGAAAGTAAAAGTGCAGCTAAAAACGCATTAGAAAGTGCGAATATATATAATTAGATAGAAGATGGAATGCCAGTAATTGCAAGATATAAAATTGGAACTGATGGTATAGGTGCAATTTTAGGTATTAAAAATACTATAAATAACGGATCATCTAATATTACAAAAGTAGTAATATTTGACAACGCAGAAGGTACAGATATAACTACGGCTATAGAAGCATTAGATGTATCGGCTGTAGGTGGTAGTGGAAAGATAATTACAACTATTAGTGAAACTGACGGTAAGATTTCTGCAACTGCAGTTGATGCTGATACAGATCATTTAACAACTAAAGGTGTTACTAGTATTAATAATGGAACAACTTTAACTTCTGCATTAAATACAATATATACTGCTGCAACTACAGGTTCAGCTGTAAGTTTAACAAGTGCAGCTGGAACTGGAAATGTATTAACTACATATACATTAAGTCAAAATGGTACAACAGTTGGAACAATTAATATACCTAAAGATTTAGTTGTACAAAGTGGTTCTGTTGTTAGTGGCACTTGGAGTGGAACAACATTCACTCCAGGTACTGGAACTGGAAGTGCAATAAAATTAGTAATTGCAAATCAAACAGATCCAATATATATTAATACTGCAAGTTTAGTTGATGTATATACTAATGGAAATGGTTTAAATTTAAATAGTGGAACATTTTCTATAAAAATAGATTCAAATAGTAATTCGTTATTGACAGTTGGCTCTGGGGGATTAAAACTTGATGCAATTAAAATGTCGGATGTTACAACTAGCTCTGCTATTTCTGCCGCTCAATCTTATACACAAATTGTAGCAAATGATTCTGTAGCAACTGCTTTTAGTAAATTATATAAAGGAATAGAAGATAATAGAACAAATATAAGTAAAATTACTGTTACTAACTCAGATTCTTCAATTACAGTTACTCCACCATCAGGAAATGGAACAACTGATATAAAAGTAAATATAGTTGATTGCGGAACTTATACAATAAGTTAATTATGGCATAGGTATTAAATAAAAGAAGCGACTAGGTATCTTCAAGTGGAGTTCCAGTTGTTCCTAGTTCTTCTTAGTTAAGTTATGGAGAATTAGCAATAAATTATGCAGATAGTGCAGAAACATTGTTTATAAAAAATAGTAATAATGAGATAGTATCATTCTCTAGTGATAATGCTTTATTGAATTATATTGATAATAAGTCAACTACAAGAATTTATTATGGTACTTGTTCTACTACAGCCAATACTTATGCAAAATCAGCAACTGTTGAAACATTTCCTTTAGATGAAAACAACAAGCCTTTGGTTGGAACTGTTGTGGGTATAAAATTTACAGTGACCAATACTTACAAGACATCAGGACATACATATACATTGAATGTCAATAATACAGGTAACTATCCAATGTACTACAATAATGCTGAATTAGCAACATCTACATCAGCTAACACTTTAGTTGCAGGCTATGCCGATAGGCATGTGTTTTATATGTTCAACGGAACGCAATGGGTATTTCTTAGTGCAAGTTATGATTCAAACAACACATATTCTGCAATGACTCAAGCAGAAATAACTGCAGGTACAAGCACTACAGGAAGAACAATGACACCAAAGTTATTAAGGGATAATTTCTATACTGAAGATGAGGTTGATGGTTTGCTGGGTGCAAAGGCTAATACTGCTGACTTGGCTGATGTTGCTATAAGTGGAAGTTACAATGACTTGGAGGATAAACCGACAATACCAACAGTTCCTACAAATGTCAGTGCCTTTATTAATGATAGTGGATATTTAACAAGTCATCAATCATTAAGTGGTTATGCGACTGAATTGTGGGTAGGTCAATAGGGATATTTGACCAGCCATCAAGATATAAGTGGCAAGGCAGATAAAAGTGAGATGAGTGTGTCTACAAGCGGTGACCAGACAACTATCACTCTCAAATCAGGAACATCTGCGACTGTTATCAATACCCATCAGGATATTAGTGGTAAAGCCAATAGTACAGACTTGGCAACAGTTGCAACAACTGGAAGTTATACAGATTTAATAGATGCTCCTCAATATGTTTTATGTACATTAACTGAATATAATGCAATGTAGTCTCATGATTCAGATACTTATTATTTAATTTTAGCAGAATCAATAATATGAGTAATTTAGATTTAACTATAGCAGAGATAATGCGTGGTGATACACAGGTACTGAAGATAATGAAAGGTGACTCCAAGGTGTGGCCTTCAGGTGACATCGCCATAGTATTAGTGAATGTTGACCACGCTGCTTGCAGTATCGGCACATCAAGGATAGCATTGCACAGTGTATTCAGTGAGACACTGCTGCCTGAAACAAGCTGCATAATGACCAGTGTCAACATATCAATGGGAGGTGTAGATATCACATCAACAGCATATGATAGTTCTGACGGCAGTATTGCTATAGCAGATGTCACAGGCGACATTATCATAACTGCGACTGCTGTTGAGGTCATCACCTTTGAGGATGCCAACGTTAAGACAATATGTGTCAACAATTGGGGCGGTAATGTAATTTCTGGGGAGATAACACCAGCAGAAGCAGCTGCGGTGACAACGTTGAATGGGAAATTCTACAATAATACAGTTATCACCAAGTTCAATGAGCTGCGGTATTTCACTGGACTGACAACGCTCAATTACAATTATGCCTCCTCAGCGTACAACGGACAATTCAGAGGATGTACGGCGCTTACGGAAATAGCTATTCCTGCGGCACCTATTGTTGATTTGGGAGGGGCATTCAGGGGATGCATTGGACTTGCCAACGCTACAGTTGACTTTACTCCTATCACAGCCACAACTGTTGAATTGAATTCCCCATTCCGTGAGGCAAAGGTTAAAAAGGTAATGTTGCCGGGAATAAAATACAGTGGAACAATGGCTTATGGATTTAGGGCTGGTTCTGGTTCAACGGCAAATGCGTCAATAACGACCATAGAGATTGATGGAACGGCAGATTTTAGAAGCGTGTCAAGTTGGAACAATTGTTTTTCGGGTCAGAACAAGCTGAAAACTCTGACTGGTACATGGAGAAACATCTACCAGAATATCAGTCTGCCTAATTCGTCAACCCTTACAAGAGATTCCCTGCTTGTCCTTATTAACGGACTGTATGACTTCATAGGAGCAGGGAGCAGCACAAGACGGACTCTCACATTGCATGCCACGGCAAAGGCAAGGCTGACAGAGGATGATATTGCAATAGCCGAGGCAAAGGGGTGGACGATAGAATAAATTGTAGTATAATAATTAGAAAAAACAAATTTATAATATAATAAATAAAAGATTAGTAATTTTATATATATAATTAATATTAAGATATTTCGTTTATGAATATTTAAATGAATATTTACACTTTAACTAAAATTTTATTATACTTGTGTTAAGTGGGTTTGAATATTTATTTATTTATATATAAATTTGTTATGATTTATATAATATGAACTAATAAGTAATATGGCAGATATTGATAATTTATTTGATGATGACTATGGGTATGAACCCATTGAAGAACAAGGAGTAAATGATGTACAAGATGATTATGTACAATAGACTTCTCAACCAGTAGAAGAAGGAGATTTAATTGAATCTCTTTTAAAAAGACAAGGAATTAATGACCCTACAAGAATAAAATTTGAGGGTGAAGATGGAATTATTAAAGAAAGAGATTGGGATGAATTAAGTTATAACGAACAACTAAATATTCTAACTAGTGATAGTTCATCTAACCCTGAAATAGACTTAGATGATGATGAGATAGATTTAATTAATACGATTAGATCCTCTAAAATATCTCCTGCAGAATATCTTGATGCTGTAAAAAATCAAGCTATTAATGATTATGCTTCAAAAGAAACACATCAAGAGCCAAGATATTCTGTGGATGATTATACAGATGATGAATTGTTTATATATGATATGCAAGCAAGAATGCCTGATATGACAGATGATGAATTGAGAGAAGCGTTAGAGAACGCTAAGTCTAACGAAACAGTCTATCAGAAACAAGTAAACGGCATAAGGAACGAATATAAACAATTGGAAAATAATAAATTCCAGCAAGAGCAAGCAATTGCACAGCAAGAATATCAACAACAATATCAGCAATATGCAAATGCAATAATCGACGCTATCGATAATCAGTCTGATATAGCAGGAATTTTTGAACTTGAAGATGAAGATAAGCAACTTTTAGCTTATTCAATTCTTGGACAAGACCAAGCTGGAATTAGTAATTTAGCAAAAGCCGTTAATGATCCTACAACTCTTGTAAAGATGATGTGGTTTGCATTGAATGGTGAAAGAGCATTCCAAGAGATAGATGAATATTATAAAGATCAAATTACAAAAGCTCGCCAGAGTGGATACGAAAAAGGTAAACAAGAAGCATCTGGTGAGACTAATTCACGAGTCGTTCAAAAGCCTAGATTAAGACAAAAACAATACAAAACTATAGACGACTTAGATTAAAATAAAATAAAATTATGTTAGTAGCACAATTTGTAACAAATCATGCCGCTATGTCGGATACACGAACTTATGAAGAGTTTTATAAGTTCTTAGGTTCACAACCACATAAATTAGGTCTTGTATCAAGACTTTATCCTAACTTAACTGCATCTTATCTTACAGAATCTCTTAGAAATATCTTCTATCAAGATGGTGGAAAGAAGAATAGATTCCAAAGCATTGATGCCCTCTATTTTGAGTGGGAAGTTGAAACAAATGATATTAAGCGTATTCCATTTGCTGCAGTTCCTGCTGAAACTGGAGAGAATGGTACTGAAATAGTTATGGCTTTCAAAGAGAGATACTTTGAGAAGTATGACATTTTCAAGATTGACGCAACTGGTCAACAATGTTTCGTTGTAGAACGTCCAGTTCGTAAAGCAGACAATTATTGGGAAGTTACTGTAAGACTTATTGATAATGATTACAGTTCAGTACTTGATGTTTCTGGTTGCCAACCTGGTATGACAGCAAGATTCCAATCTAATGCTCATCCAGAGTTACACCAAGAAGGTTACGTTAAGTATCAAAGTAACGTTTCAAAGCATCGTAACTATATTACAACCTTCCGTAATGATGATTCCTATTCTGCACTTTATGCTGCACACGAGGACGTCTTCATTAAGATTGGACAAGGTGAAGGTAATGGTAAGTTAAAGGAAACTATTTACAAGATGGAGAAGAAAGAGAAAGTATTACTTGACAACTTCCTCTATTCTCGTAACAACGGTTTACTCTTCAATAGAACTTCTATTGATGTCAATGGTAAATCAACTATTGTTGATCCAGTTGATGGTAGACCAATTTATATTGGTGATGGTATTATTCCTCAAGTTGAAAGATTCGCTAGCAAATATGCTTATGGCAAACTTACAGTTAATGTGTTAAATACTGTCATCGCAATGATGAACGAAAAGGCAGAACAGCCAACAGGTAATCAATATATGTTTATCTGCAATGAGAAATTCTATCAAGAACTTACTGATACACTCGGTGCATATCTTGCACAATTCCACACTGATGGTACATATCTGTACTCTATGAAGGCTGGTGGAACTGTTGAAGTAAATGGTGGACATTTCAATTCTTATAACTACTTAGGTAACCAATTAACTTTCAAGGTTGATAGGACATTCTCAAGAGAATATGGCTATGATACCGGCTATTGCCTCTGCTTAGATTTAACATCTGATTCTACAAGCAATCAACCTCCTATTGGTATGTTTACTCTCAAGGGTGGTGACTTTATCCAAAATAAGATTGCAGGTGTTGGCTCATTTGACGGACTTAGCTCTGGTGTTGTTTCTAGCCCTGTTGCTGGTTCACACTTAACTATTTGGGGTTATGCTGGTGTAGCAGTGTTCAACCCATATAGAAGCTTCATCCTCAGAGGATTAGGCAACGATTAATAGATAAATTAAAAGATAAGGTAGGGAAAGTTATAATTCTTTCCCTACTTATATTACACTTAAATGATAATATGAATGAATAAGAAAAGTGATTTTGTGCAAAATGTTATTGTACTAAGAAGTGTTTATGGAAAAGTAGGAATGAAATATATGATTAATCCTGTTAAAGATCCTGTTACCAAACAATATCCTAGTTGCGTTAGGAGAGTTGATGCAAATGGTGATATGATTATGTCAGATGCTGACAGAAATAGTGGTAAACAATTCATTCCTGAAAATGCAGTTATTACTGTTCAAGATGGAACTACATTTGATTTAAGTAATGAAGTTCAGAAAGCTCAGTGGGAGGCAATTAAAAATTGTAAACTTATTGCTCCAAGTAGATATGCAACTGATGCAAACGGAGATAGTTTAATCGACGGAAAACAAGATAAATATAATAAAAATCCTAGGTACGGAATTGCTGAATTATATATCGATATGCCTGGAGTTGAAACAGCGAGAAGAGTTTCAAAGAAGAAGTTAATTCACCAAGCATTAGATTATATTTTCAGTGATGAACAAGGCTTAGAAGGAATGCTTACTAAGTGTAAATTACTAGGACATAGAATGATAAATGCTCCTGCAGCTGATGTAGAGGATTATTTAGTATCTGTTGCAGAAAAAGATCCGAAGAAAATTATAGATCTTTATACAGGTACAGATACTAATTTAAGATTGTTATTGGTAGATGCTAGAGAGAAAAAAGTTATATATATTAAAGATAAACTTTATATGTATGCAGATAATATCGTTTTAGGAGCTACTGATACAGCAGTAATTACATGGATGAAAGATCCTAAACATAAAAAATTACTTGACTTAATTATAAAAGATACTTATCCGGAAATGTATTCGGATGAACCTATAAAATCTAAAGATAAGAAGTAATTTTACTTTAAAATTTAAAAGCACATGACGGCCAGACAAGTTTATGAGGCGGTTTTAGTCGAAATGAATAAGGTGCAAGCACCTTCTCTCTTACTTGAAGATTTTAATTATTTGTTTAATAAAGCAATTAATTAGTATATCAATAAGAGATACAATATTTACGATGTAAATCAACAGACAACTGATGATTTACGAGTATTAAAATCATCTGTAACATTAAGGGCAATTAACGATAAGAGTCCTATCAACGATGTTACAGTAAGAGATTCAATGTACGGTGCTATATATGAATTTGCATTGCCAGTTGATTATTTACATTTACTTAACTGTGTATGTAACTTTAAAGTTAATAAACCATTTAAATGTTATAATGCAAATACATATGTACAATTTGCCGCACAAAGATTGACCTCGGATATGTGGTCATAGATTATAAATAACTTCTATATGAGGCCTACTTATAAGAGACCTTACTACTTTATACATAATGTAAATAGTTTTCCTGCCGATTCACAATGGAATGCTGGAACATGGAACAGCGATAATAGTAGTTTATCTTCTCCAAAAGGAGGAATTAAAACTGGAGGAAAAATAAATTTTGAAGGAAATTTTGGAAGAGTTCCAAGTGAAAATATTTACATTCCTACTGATGGAGGAAATACTGATATTCAACATTTAAAGAAACTCTATGAACCTGGAACAAGTACTGAAATAACAAGTAGATACGGGCATGCGTATACTGATGATAATAATCATTACGATGCAGACTATAAATATGGTATTCCAAGATATTTAGATTTTAGTAATATTGAAATTACTGAAAACAATAATGTTTGGAGAAGAACAGGTAGAGGTAGAATAGTAACAGATGTAGATATTACTGGAGACGGGGTATCTGAAAAAGATGTTGTATTAGGAGATATTAATTTTACTCCAAAACAATATGATAATACAGATAGTATTCCTGAAGGATATTCTGTTGGGGATTTCGTCCCATATAGTAATACTGTATCAAACGGTATGTATCCAGACATGAAATCTCCAATAAAAATAACATGGAACTCTTCTGTTGTTAAATAGTTAGGAACAAACGTTCAATCAAATTTATCTGGAGCCGTAGGACAATCTATATATAATGGAAGCAACTCACTTACAGAAATAAATACAACATTATAGTATGTTGTTAATAATCAGAATGTAGTAGTTGGAGATGTCCAAGCCAGAGCTATAAGAGTTATTTGGGAATGGGTTCCTTTACTTAAACACGAAAAATTTGATTCAGTAGAAAAAGTAGGAGAAGTTAGATACGGTAATCCAAGTACCGTAAGACTTGAGATTAGATATGGTAAATTTTTAGATTATATTTTATTTCTTTTTGGATAACTAATTTCTATTTTATATATTTGTTATATACAATATAAAAATTATATAATATGGAAAATTTAGTTAAAACATTTATTGAAGAAAAATTATCAATTTATAATTTTGCTAAAAAGCAATTATATTTTTAAAATTTTTATATAATGATTCTTCAATATATTTAGAAAGAAAGTATAATCGTTTTGCCCGTTATATCAGTAATGATATAAATGAAGGGAGCAAAATCGGTGAAGGCTGTGATGCTAATACCGAGCTAACTAATTAAATTACGAAAGGTTAATTAGTAGCGTAACGCGTAGGAAGTGAATAAATATAATCTTCCCAAGAGTGTTCCCCATCCAATAATATTGGATGAATATGTACGCTGAGCTTATACAAACAAGAAGTATAAGAACTATAGGATAAAAAGCCTATAGGATAACAAATCTGAAAGATAATTCTCTCTTTACATTAGATTCTGTTTATGTTGACTATATTAAGTCACCACAATATATTAGAATTACACAAGAATAGTTAGATTTAACTGAAGATACTTCGCAAATCATGGAATTCCCTGATTATGTAATTCAAGAGATAATTAATGAGCTGGTACATATTGTCATGGAGAACGCAAGTGATCCAAGACTTCAATCACATGTTCCAATAAGTTAGTCTATTGCAAATCCAGCTCAGCAATAGGAAGCACCTCAACAATCAAGAAGAGGTTAATTTAAAATTACTTAATTATGTTTAAATTTAATACAACAACTATTATTAATAGTAACCAAGATTTTACTTCAAAAGTTTTAGTAGATGGGAATCCGATTAAATTATTTGAAGTAGGTGAAGATAATGAATCATTAATAGTTAGAAGACATCTTACATTTAAAAAGCCATATGTAAAGGCTATTTACAAAAGAGCTTACAATGCTCCAGAATTAGCAAAAGTTGAAGTTGATTTAAGTGGAGTAGATAATTCAAAAGCTGGACTCTATCGAATTGCGATGTATATCAGACTTGAAGGTAGCGCAAATGAATATTACGCAAATGATTACGTATTTAAAGGTAAGCCATTCTTTATTGAATTTACAGTAAAAAGTGGAGAAACAAAAGCAAATATTGCAACAAAAGTTGAAAAGATTGCAAAGAAATATATGCAAATGCTTTATGAATATCCTTTAATAAATGTAACTGCATCTGGAACTAAAGTTATATTTGAAGCAACTGACGAATATCAAAGATTCGCTATGGTAGAACTTCAAGAGTTTAGTAATGAAGCAGGTCTTGTTAACGCATGTTGTGGAAATGCAGGGGATTTTGTAACAATTAACGCATTAGTCCTTGATGATGGAACTCCTGATTCAAAGATTACGTGGGCTGAGGATTCAAATGAAAATCAGCTTAAAGGTAAATGTGGATTTGGTACATATCGCCAAATAATTAAAGACCTTAGATTACCTACTGCAGACAATCGTAGATGGGAAGGCATTATTGCTGATGAAGTTCCAGTTCCAGGAGCTACATATAATCAGTATACAATTTATTATTGCAAGAAAGTTGGAGTTCAAGGTCTTGATCATGTTGGAGATGTTGTTACAGCTTTAACAAGTCATGTATTTTTTGTTAAATCAGATCTTGTATCAAGTTGGGAAACTGCTTTAGCAAGTATCGGAACCATTACTACAGTTGTAGACGGAACAACAACTAAAACACTTGAGGAACTTGAGGAAGATGTTAACTCTGCAAAATTAGCAGCAGCTATAGAAGAAGCCTCAAGTGAAGGATAATAAATATTAACTTTAATTAGGCGAAGGAGACTAAGGTCGCCTTCGCTTTTTTTATTATGGGACAAATTTTTGGAAAATTAGCATCAGCTATAGTAAATGATGTAAGATCTGGATTACGTGGATATCATCATAATATGTCAATGTCTCTTGAACAATTAGAAGATGATATAGTTGATGAACGTCTTTAGTTAATAAAAGAATATACATTAAAAGGAATAATTCCTCTTAGTGATTTAGTATTAGCTATAAATTGTATAGACATTGATTGTAAAGATTTAGACAGGTGTAGTGTTTGTAAAGGAAATGATTATTGCTCTCAACCGGTTGCTCACTTTGAAATACCTTAGCTTATGTTAGACTATGGATTTACTCCAATAGTATATTTAGGTACAACTGATAGACAAACGCCTTTCATTTATTATACATCTGTAAACGCGTTTAATTATTTTAGAAAGTATAGAAAAAGAGGAAAAAATAAACCATATGTTTATATAGATATTGCTCCAAATGAAAACGGAATGTTAGATTGTTTCTTATTTAATGCTCCATTAATGAAACAAATATCTATAGTTGCTGTATTTAAAGATCCTAGATAGCTCGAACAATATGGTTGTTGTCAAGAATTATCTGATGACAATTTCTCATTTTTAAATGCTGAAATAAAGAAACGTTTAACTGAAAAGAAGATTAGATATTATCGTCAACTTGCTCCACCTAATTTACCAAATGATTAGGCGTATCAACCTGGATAATTATGTAGAATTTTCATGCTGCAATGTATCAAGCGCATTTGTTATATGGGCTAGACTTAGAAGAAGACGAATTTGACGAAATAGGACTTATTGCATGGGAACGAATCGGTAATAAGCGGGTTCGTACTTATCGATACTGCGCTAATATTAGCTGTGATGGAGATAGGTCTGTTGAATTACCCTGCAATTGTGACCTTATTGAAGCCGTTACTTATAACTTTGAAGACTGGAATTACACAGATAATATTAAACCTAATGGCGACATAAATTCAGCATATACTGAAGGATATATAGAAAGCAGAAAGGCTTTTAATAATCCATTATATATGTCTGGAAGACTAGTCAAATACGAAAGAGTAGGAGATACTTTATATATTAATTCTGGATATAGTGGAAGAATAAATATATTATATAGGGGAGTTATTTTAGATGATGAAGGACTTCCTGAATTAACTGATAAAGAAGTTGATGCAATAGCAACATATGTTGCATATACTCAAAAATACAAATAGTATTTACAAACTAATAATAGAGAGTTATTACAACAAGCTCAATTATTACAAAATGAATGGAACAAATTATGTGATGCAGCTAGAGTTAGTAGATATGTAAATCAAAATGAAATGAATGACATATTAGATGCTAAAACTAGTTGGAATAGAAAAATATATAATAAGAGTTTAAAATTTAGTAAATGAATTTCGCTACAGGTTGTGGATTTAATCTTAATGAAATTTTCTATAATTTCGATACTAAAAAAGTTGGACTAACTACTAAACAATGTAGAGAGCATGGTTATGAAGATAAAATTACATTAATCAAGAATATATTTGCTGAAAATGTAAAATAGATTCTTGATGATATAATAGAAAACAATATAACTTTTGAACTGCCAACTGGAAGTAATAGAAAAACTATAATGAAAATGCGAAGAGTTGACGGAGAAGAATTTAAAAAACTTAGACAGAAGAGGAAATTTACAGACGTAGATTTCCTCTCGTCTAACTTTTCCGGAAATGAAATAGTCTTCGAAATGTTTTATAAAGATGGTAGACCTTTTAGAAGGAAAAATGTATATGTAGATAAAACTAGAAAAGATAAAATTACTAAATATACTAACGAAGGAAAACAATATTATTGATTATTTAAGATATAAATATTATATTTGTAAAAATATTTATGTTTATGGAAATAAAAACAATTGATGATTATGTATAGGAATTAAAGTAGAAGTTTCCTTTTGTTAAAGAAAAGGCTCTTAAACAAATAATAAAATTTGGATGGAGAAGTATATATTTAACTAATACTTATGGAGCAGATGTTCATATACATCATAATAAATTATGGTGTTATTTTGGACAATTAAAAGGAACACCGTTAGCACATTTTTACTATTATATAAATAAATTAAGTAAAAAGTTGAGAATATTATATAAAAGAAAAAAGATACCTTGGGATGGATATTATTATTTTGCTTTATCAGATAAATAGTATGAAGATTATTTATCTTAGAAAAAGAAAAGAGGAAGACCTCGTAAACATTTTGAATTTGGAACAGTAAAATTATATAAATTAAAAGGAGAATGTGAATTAAAATAGTTTTCAAGTAAACATATCTTTAGAGTACATTATCCTATTGATTTAGGTTATACAATGTTTAAGAGAAATTATAAATCAGACAAAGCAGAGTTTTTATATAGTAGAGAACCCATGAAATTTGAAGATATTTTAACATCAAATAATAATTATGGAATATTATGAAGAAGTAGGCAAGTAATACTTTTACTGAAGGTTTATTAAAAGATTTTCATCCATTAACGGTTGGAAATAATGTTATGACAGATGCACTTAATGCAACTATTGTAACAATGAATGGAAATGAAGGAATACTTCAAAATGACATGGGAAATGGTAGAGTAGAAAGTGCATTTCTTCCTGCTGGATATGTTCCAGTAGGAATGAAAGAATATGGTGGTATTATATATGTAGCGTCATATAATCCTATTACAAATAAAGGTTAGATTGGAAGTTTTCCATCTCCTGAAAGAAATATTGATTAGACTGAAAATGATGAACCAGAAAATCCTTTAGAATTATTAAATAATATTTATATAAGAACCTATAAATATACAGGGTTTAATGAAGATAAATATCAAAAAGGAATAGCTGGACTTACTAATAAAACTGATATATTTGGAGAAGATAAATATATTAGAGCAGGAGATAAGTTTGGATTTTATTTTGACAATACAGAACATACAAATCAAACAAGTGTTTTATCAAACTATTTTTAGTTTAATTATGAATAGTTAAAACCATATGGAGTAGATGAAGATTCAAATATTTTCTTATGGGATTCAAAAAATAATATATATAGAAATAATATAATTACATTATCTACAGAAGTGTTAGATATAAATAATAATCTTCGTGATATAACTGAACAATTAAAAAGATACGATCTTTTAGGAGATAGAATTAATACAGAAAATATAAAAAATAAAATAGATATATTTAATTCAGGATATTTTATATCTAATATTAAAAATTTAAATTGGGATAATGTTAATAAAGAAAGAAATAAAAGAGCATTAAATACATATAATAACAAATTATATGGAAAAATGTTTTTAGTTGGAACAGTTAATACTCCAAATTATATCGATGTATCATATAGATTTGTAAGAGAAGAATTTTTTGATACAAATTATGCAATAAGAATATATTATAAAAATGGATCAAATCTATGTGATGGTTATTTGTGTTTAAAATATACTACAGAAAACTCAGATAATCCTTCATAGTCAGTAAATTATCCATTAACATCAACTAAGAAAATTGGAATAAGACTTCAAGAAACTAGTAGCATAAAATCACTTACTAATAGTAATTATATATGGAATAATTTTACAGGAAGGCTTAATACTGATAATTATAGTTTTAAAAAAGAAGAAACAAATCCGCCTGACTCAACTCATAATAATCTTTATATAAAATATTCTAATTATTCCAACGGACTTAATTTAGATGCTAATCCATTTTATCAAGAAGAAGAAAATGGGTCTTATTTAAGATATCTATATATAGGATTTGCTATAGGATTAGAAAGTAATGATGTAAGTAATCCAGAAAAGTATGTATGGGTTAAATGGACTGATAATCCTAATATGCAACCACTTGCTACATTATCATATGAAGATTTTCATTTTGATATTGATCATAGTATAAATATAACCAATCCAAGTGATACACTTCAACAAGTTGATTTAATAAATAGAAAAAATCTAACTAATATAACATATGAATCTAGTAATACGAGAATAATAAGTATAGATTCAACCGGAATAACAACATTTCACCCAGAAAATACAACAAATGGAATCGTAACTATTAAAGCAATATTTGGAGGAAATAATATATATAGTTATAAGGAAACTTAGTATAAGATAAATGTAAATGTAAATGCTGATGGATGGACTAATCCTATAACACGATCATTTGGAGGAGGATATGAAATTATATATGATAATGATCATAGTCAATTTATTGATGTTTGGATTCCAAGTGGAGGTACAATAAATACATCTATCGTAGACGAAGATGATGACGATGAACACTTCTTTTTTAATGGAATTGAAACTGATAGCAATTTATAGGAAGATGATATTCCAGTTCCAAACGTTGACTATTTAACTACAACTACTGATGATACTATAAATAATTTTGTAACTAATGCAACTTTTTCTTGTATAAAATTTATTGTAGACGAGTATTATAATTGTCCAGATAAATATATACAATATCCTAAAATTATTTGTAGCCTATAGAATAAAGACTTAGAATCAGAAGAAAATCCTAATTGGTATATAGAAAAATATAAATAGACAATTAGTAATTATGACGAATTTACTAATTTATATAAGACCACATTCGAATATTACATTCAACCAGTTAATGCAGAAAATTGTATATTACATTATCTTTTTATTCCTCAATGTAAGAATTTATCAAGTTATATAGAAGATACTGATGTACTTAACGCATCTACATCAAATGGCGATACAAGACTTACTCATATCGCAGTAGAAGGTTCTATTGATTTATCTAAGATAGGTACTAAAAGTTCAATAAATGTTTGGAAATATAGATATATAGGAAATTAGATGCACCTTGTTTGGGGTTTGGAGGATTATTTATATGATGATGATGTTGTATCTGATATGAAAATGGAATTCTATGATATAAATTCAGGAAATATAGCAACTCCAGTATACACAAGAGAATTATATGATAAATCTGGTTCATCGATTGGAGAATATTTTGATTTAGATACAGAAGGAAATTTATAGTCAAGGCATATATATCTGGTTAAGCTATCAAGAATTAAAAACGAAATTGATGAAGAATTGGGATATAGAATAATGATTACTACTTCTATATATAATGATTTATTTAATATATACGATGATTATTATTCAGAAGGAGCGAAATATGCTATTAATCAAAAAAATATAATAAATATAGAATTAGATATATCAGAAAATAATTACAATTCATCTGGAATAGATTATGATAATGTTGAAGAACACATGTATGTAAAAGATAATAATAATATATATCAAAAAAATTAGAATCTTAAATTCCAAAATTATATAAATGAATAGAATCTTGATACTAATAAATATTTATTAACTAAATATTATTCAACAAAAATAAATAGTAGTTTACGAATAGAATTATCTATTCCAGAAATATATCCATTTGAAATAAAAACTCCTGAAAATATATCATATAATATTAATATTACTCCAAAATAGGAAAAAAATGATATTGAATATAAAAAAGGTAGAGAAACACTTCCTATACTAGAAGATATATCTTTAGTAAATGAATACAAATAGTCAGAGATAAAAGTAAATAACGTAATACTTAATGGAAGTATTAGTAAATCCGGAAATACTATTTTAGATATAGAAAATGATTATTATTTTCCATCAGTATTATTATATCAATATGAAGGCTCTAAAAAGGAACTTACATTCAATGGTACATTTAAAAATTTTATAACATATGTAAATGATGATTTAGATCTTAAAGATGTAGTATTTCCTATTGTTGCTGTAAGACCTGAATCTGGAGATCATGTAGGGTATTGTGATTTATTAAGATATAATATACATGATAGTACTATTGATTCATTCTCAGGAAAAAATGATAAAGACTCTAACGAAGAGTATGAATTATTTGGATATGAAGGTCATAAAGACCGTGATAGAAAATTATCACAAAATATGTCAGAAATAAATTTATGTCTTGATAATTTAGGGTTAAATAATTTTTGTATATTTGCTTCTCCATTTGTATTCTCTCGTACTATTAAAAATCATAACAATGATAATGTAATTAGCGATTCTACTTCGTATCATGGTACAAATTTAGTTGATCATATAATTGGTGATTTACTAGGTTATACCAATTCTAATGGTGAATTTAAACCAAAAATAAATTGGATGTTATATCCAAATAGAAATACAACTGAAAATGTAGATGATCCGACTGACTATAGTTTATCATATTATTATTGGGCATTCCTAATGTGGAGAAATACTAACAATGAATTTGTTATAGTAAACAAAGCATTTATGTATAATAAACAAGTTATGACAGTTGAAACTTTAGTTAAAGAAATATTTAGAGATTTTACACATTTATATTTTAAAACAGATAATACTAAAACTATTAAAGCATAGTTTATTGATTTAAACAATTGTTCATATAATAATGATTATACTATATCAGTCTATAACAATTTATCTATTGATAATATAACTATAAGTAATACTAATAATTTATTATCATATTTTGATTATAATAATAATTCTGTAGGATTTAATAATGATGCTTCTCCAAAAACAATTATATAGAATATTCCAAGTGAGTTGTTAGGTTATTTAAAATTTTCAATTTCTGGAAGTTCAAATAGTTCTAATAATACAAAAAAAGGTAATTTTAATATTCCTGGAACATATAATATTATTAACGAATCTACTTTTAACCTAAATGAAAGTATAATA